AATATAAAAAGAAAAGCCACCCAAAATTTAGGTGGCCTCTCTTAATTTGAATCTGTATTAAAACTATACTCCGATAGCTGCAATATCAGTAGAGAATACTCCTTTGACAATTGCTAATGGTGCGTAGTTAGTTAATGCAATTCTTTCAACCAAACGAACGGTCACGAAACCATCACGTACGTTTGTTCCATCCTCACGGAAAAACTCTAATGAAAGGTTTTCGCGAACCCACATTTGTGTTCCTAATGCAAAGTTTCCAACTAGGTATGTTCCTGCTGTAATCGCTGTGTTTAATACAACCGGTATTCCTAAGAATTGTGGTTGTAAACCCATGTATGCTTGCTCTTGCAAATACTCATTGGTTGTTGCCTTCAATAATAAAATCTTATTGAAATCTGTTGGATTCAACATGATATGATCAGGACGGTAGTTTACCAATGCTAATTGGTTGATTGCTACGGTTAAAACATCAAATTGATTTGCTGCTGTGATTGCATCTGCAAATGCACCTGCTGCGAATGCTGTTGATCCTGATGTTGAAATACCTGAAATGTTCGGTGCTGTACCATTACCATAAAGTAATTGTGCATCCTCAACGGTTAATAATTTCTCAGGCGCACGTGCCGCTAAATAAGATGTTAGCTGTGGTGTATCTGCTAACATTTCCTCAGAAATACGGAAATAAGTACCGATTTTCTGAACGTTTGCATCGAATGCTGTTAAATCAAAATCTGATTCAGTAAACGTTGATCCCTGTGCTGTTGCTGCTGCACCATTGTCGTATGCTGATTCACGTACATAACGAACAACATCAGATTGTGTTGAACCTTGTGCCAATAATTGGCGAACGTGTACCGGACGCGTTGGATCGTACTTAATACCCGGAACATATTGCGCAGGGATTACCTCACCTGTGAAATTGTTTGCAACGGTCATGTCACCTGCTTTGATCTCAAATTTAGCTGAACGGCTGTTGCCATTTACTAAACCATCTAATGCACCCTTTGTGATGCCATCAATTAATGATTGCTTAAATGAATGTGCGTTTGCTCCTGATGCTGTTTTCTTTGCTGCAACCTCTGCGGCATCAATACGGCTGTGGATTTCTGTGAATTTAGTTTCTAAATTCTTGATTTCAGACTTTAATAATTCGTCTGCTTTACCTGTTGCTGATGCAACTGCTTGGCCTTCTGCTTTCGCAATACGGCTGTCAATAGCTGAATTTAATTCATCTAATTGATTTTTGATTTCTTCTGTCATGTTATTTTGACTTAATTTTTTTGTTTAAATATGATTTTAATTTCATCAACTCACCTTCAATTGCGTACCCCAATTCATCGGATACGTTTTCTTTTTTAATCATTTTGGCTAAAATGTCGAAACGTTTTGCCAATAAATCCTGATTAATTTCACCCTTTGCATCTGTGATCAATGCCATTGGATTTGCTGCCAATGTAACGCATGATATTTCGTACAATTTACATTCCTTTAATAAACGGACACCATCTGCCCGGTTTTCCTTAATGATTGGCATAATACCAACGGAATTTTCCGTGATCACACCATTTTTCATTAGTAATAAAATATCCTCACCCATTCTCGTTTTTGGAACTTGCGCCACAAAATACAATCCGGTGCCATCCTCACGTAATTCCGTGAATTTGCCCAATGGTTGATCGATTCTGTGTTGATTGCAATATCTAACACGTGAACCGTTTTCCTGCAATGTTTTGGTGTATGCTCCTGCCAATATGATGTCATTGTCTGAATCTATATTGCCAAAAATTGATCCATAACCCGAAACAATACCGTTTGTTTCATCTATGTCATCAATACCAATCGATGTTTGTTTGTAAATCATATTCTATCCTTTGCCCAAAATTAGTCAAATAGCTAATTAGAAAACTAAATGCAAAAATTAATTTTAACCGCCTAAATTTTCATCAGCAATAATTGCACCTGTTGCGCCTGTTATTACATCGGCATTTATGATTGCATCAATTACGGTTGCCTGTGCTATACCAAAACCAATGTTTGTAATTGGTGCGCCAATTGTATTTGCCCCTTCCATTGGTAATACAATCATTGAACAACGGCAATTGATTACATTGCTTGCTGATCCCTCCGGATCTCCCGGCCTTTGTAATGATTCGCCACCAACTTTAAATTTGCTATTAAATGGCACCATCTGATTATTTGCTGCCTTATGTGCATCTCGTACCCTTGCATCATATCCTGATTTCCATGTTTTAGTCATATCCTGACCGGGAAATAAATTCAATGCTGCCTGCTCTGTTGCATAATTGGCTGCGTTTGTTGCCTCTGTACGGACAATCCTGCGTGCCTGATAATCGGCCAAACCATTAAATTTTTGACGCAACATCTTTGATTGTACAACCTCACCTGCTGACATGAATATCGGATCAGCCATAAATTGCCTGATTGTGTTTGTCAATGTTGCCTGTGCTGTGGATGATACTAACGTAACACGTTGCCCTGCCACCTGATTTCCCATAAACGCAAATGCATTTGCCCAAATGGATTGCATATTGCCCACATCTGCTTTGGGTAAATATTTTTCAATGTTTTTTGAATACCAATTGGCAAATTGTAAACCGATTTTGGAATACATGGCCTCATACATATCAATGTATTTGGCATCCTGAAAAAATCCCTGTGCTGATGCAGGTGTCATTGCCTTAACCTTCAAAAATAGATTAATGGCATCATTATATTCTGCTTTATAAAATTCTGTAAAATCACGAACTGATGTGCGTTCGGCTTTTGTCAATTGGTTTTCGAAATCATCCGCCCAATTTTCCTGCGCTTTTGTTTCTTTCTGCGGATTAAATAAATTGCTACACACCGCCACACGTTGATCAATGGTGCCAAAATCATTGACAATATTAGGATCAACAACACAACGGCCCATGAAATTATTTTGGCTTTCGCCATAACTAGGATTCGGTAATGGCATCTATTTCCTTTATTTTCTTTATTGCCCAATCAACACCCTCACTTCCGCCCCATAAATTCCATGCAACATACCCTGCATCCTTCCACGGTGTGTCCTTATACTCATCAGCAATCGTTGCGTTTTGGCGATGGCGATTGAATTGTGCCATTCTGCTCACAATGTCACGACTGATTTCATCACGATTTGCCAATTGTCTTGCACGTGTCCAACCTATTTCGGTGCCTCCACGAATTTCATCCGGGTATTCTTGTTTAAAATCCAACATCTTTTGTGCATTCAATGATGCTTTCTTTGGATAGTCATCGTACATCTTATTTGATGCCGCCTTTGTTGAATACTTAATGTCCAATGATTTTGGATTCTCCAATGATGGCAATGATGGGTTCTGTGCCATTAAATTAGCCGGAATAAAATAATCATCCATAAACGCATTTTCTGTGTCCATTGCGTAATTCATTGCATCACGTTTTTCGTTTGGTGTAACCCACCACGCAGATGATAATTGTGTGACCAATTTATCAACTTCCTCCTGCATCTCGCTGATGGCCGTAAAATCAAAATCAATGAAATACTCATCACCATTACCGAATTTAGGTGCTAACCATCTGTTTAATTCATCACGTATTTTAATTAATTCAGGAATCACCGCATTTTGATATAAAGCCTTTTTGGCCTCCTTCATGTTGTTGTATGTCGATGAATCTGTATTATTTAGCAACTGAACCGGTATATTGTATATATTACACAAATCTTTGACGGTGCCATTGTATTGTTCAATTAATGATAAATCTGATGCAGATAAACCAAAATTTACCCAACTCAAATCCTTTGGTGTGATAATCACATCACCGGCATTGGATGCACCCTGATAATTTTTGCGGAATTTGTCTTTTAATGCCTGTGCCTGCACCTCTGTCAAATTACCATCCTTTGAAATCAACATACCACGTGATGTTTGATTCTGTAAATATTTTAATCCGGTGGTGACTGCCTCATTGTTGGCGGATAATACCCTCAGACCGGCACGCAAAGGTGATTGTCCATATAGGTTTGATCCTGTGCTGTCATAATCCGGATTAAAATCTTTTATGTGGCACACACTTTCGGGTGGAACCTCAATCATTGAATTGTATTGTATTTTGTATCCTGCCACCGGTTGCATTACACCACCCGAAACAATCTCAACTAATTGAGACGGCAATGAATATAATTCCGTGAATTTACCCACGTTTGGCCCTGTATCTGGGCCAATTCCGTAAACATATCTGTTGCCGGTTAATTTACCAAATGCAACTAATTCGCCTAACCAAGCCGAAAACGATTGCGCAGGGTTTGGTCGTTTTAATAATGCTTCTAAATCGCTATCTGTGACTTCCTCAAATGCTCTTTTGCGTAGTATATTGGCTTTGTACATTGCATTTCCGTCCATTACACCGGATGTCATTGCTTTGTATTGCTTTGCTGATCCCTCATTTGTAACCCTATAAACAGTCATTGGAATGGTGGTTGCCGCCTTAACAATCAAATTAATGATTGAATAAATGGTTGCATTGCGTTGGTATCCATCACGGATATATGTGGAATCTGCATCCTCATTGACAATGATATTTGTGCCTAGCCACGTATAAATCAATTTGTTGTATGCCGGATTCGTACCTGATCCCAATGCTTTGGCAATTGTCTGCCGGAATGTATCAATCAATGATGCCATCTGTATCGCTTTTTTTTCTCAAAAATACATAATTAAACCACAAAAAAATCAGAACGGTTTTTGTATTTGGTATATACCCCATACCGAATTGCATCCATCAGGTGATTGTGTTTGTCAATCGGCTTATTTATAATCGTTCCATCCTTTAATTGTTCCCAAAAATAAAACTGAAATTCATTGTGCAAATTCTGTGATTCCATTGAACAGATTACCTCATGTTCCTTTAATAAACTAATTCCGGCCTTTATTGATCCTTCACCTTTGATTGCAGGAACCGCTAAAATATCCATCTGCCTTAATTCCTCAATTGATTTGGGTTCCGCTGATTCACAATAAATTATGTGTTCATTGATTTTCTTTTCTTTTAGGAAATCGGCAATATCCCGATTTGTCATTCCTTTTTTGTAAACAATTTCGTTGATATATAATTTATCCCCAACCTTTGCCAATTCAACAATGGCCGTTGGATCATGACTAAATCCAAAATCCAATCCATAAAATACATCATCAAATTCAGGAAATTCAACCTTTGGAATGAATTGCCAATTAGGAAATATTTGCCGATCACTAAACACCGCACGTTTTCCCTCACCGTAAACCCTCCAATAATCCGGATCTTTTGCCTTTAATCTTTCAATTTCTTTAATCAATTCAGGTGGCAAAAACTTATTATCTAAATACGTTGTGATCCACATATCGCAATCATCACGTGTGATGACCTCATCATAAATCCAATGCACCGGATCGGATGGATTAAAATCGCAAATCATCTCATCTGTTGTCCGCATTAATAACTGCCTGAAATCCTCATAATCTAACTCATTGACCTCATTGCAATAGCAGATATTCCGTTTCCGGCCTCTAATCTTTTGCGGCTCATCAACTGATAAAAATTCCACAACGTGACCGCCAAACGTATACGTGTTTTCCGATTTGTTATGTTGGCCCACATAAAGGATGCCCAAATTATGTAATATTTCTAGGAAATCACGTTGAACTGATCCCTTTAATGCCGGCAATGTTTTGCGGACAATTGAAATCACCAATGGTGTTTTGGATGATGTCATTTTGTAGATCAGATATTGACACAGGGCATAAGTTTTCCCCGAACGTGTACCGCCCTGATGAACTTTAATCCGCTTATTGCTGTTTAATGTCTGATAAAACTGAATGTTGCATTTCTGCCCTATTCGTTTTCGATTGTTGCCGGTGTCCATTCTATTATGGCAGATTCAATGCCGGTTTCATGTACAACCTCTGTGCGTTCTACGTATCCACGTTTTTTGCCTTTGGTCTTTAAATAAAATATTGTGGCCGTTGTATTGCCATCTTTGATTTGCCTGTGCAACTGCGATTCCGCAAAATCCAATGTCATATCGGCTAATGCATCAACTGCCTCCCGGTATGCTAAATCCTTTTGCATCCACTCGTAATGCACAGATCGTGGAATCTCTGTTGCCTTCGATGCTGTTGTCACAATGCCCAATGATTTTTCAAGGGCATCCAGCATCCGTTTTTTATTCAACTTTGTCACACGTGCATTCACCGCCATATTCTATTTATTTGATTCGTAAATCTCGCCATTTTTCTTAATCACTAAACTCGGATCAAGTTTTTTCATTCGATCAATAATTACCTGACAATAATCAGGGCTCATTTCAACACCATAACATGTTTTCTTTATTTGATGTGATGCAACCATTGTTGATCCTGAACCTAAAAATCCATCATATACAATATTTCCCTTTAAATAATCTTTTATAAAATCTGCACACATTTGAATTGGTTTTTGGGTTGGATGAACTCTTTTGCCACTTTCTCCTTCTTTAATCATTCCACTCCAAATTTGTTTTTTTATTCTAACAGGACTCGAAAAAGATGTCCAAGCCATTTCACCATCAGCAAAATTATTGCTATTCATTTCGCCTCTTTTATCCCATATTAACCAACATGGTGATGGATTAAGAAAATCAGTAAAATAGTTTCCACCCCAAATAATAAAATTTTCTATTCCCAATGCTATACAGGTATGATAAAATTCTCTTGCTGTATCTGTTGTATCATCTCCAATTATAGGGGCATAAATTCCATTTTTAGCTAAATTATCGCCTCCAACTTTTCCATTTGAACCAACAACTTTAATTCCATAAGGTGGATCTGTAAAAACTAAATCAATTTTATCCCCATTTATTAATTTTTCAACTGATGATAAATCTGTTGAACTTCCACATAATAATCTGTGTGGCCCTATCTCAAATAAATCACCAATAACAATATCTGTTTCCAATCCGCCTTCCGGTGCATCATAATCATCCTCATCTGCCGTTCCTGCATCAACAATGTCCATCACAGGCAAATCTAAACCCCAATCAATCAATTCATCTTGATCCCATTCATTAGCCAACATATCCCAATCCCATTCACCAAACCCTACATTGTCGGTAATAATAAATCGTTTCTGTTGTTCCGGTGTCAATGCTGATGCCTTTATGATTGGCACACGTTTCAATCCGGCTTCAATGCAGGCACGTAAACGCATATTTCCACCCAATACAATCATATTGTCATCAACAACAATGGGCCGCAATTGCAGCATTTCCGGAAACTCTTTAATGGACTTCACCAACTTTTTAAACTTATCATCCTTGATCAAACGTGGATTGTTTGGATGCGGAATTACCAATTTAATATTTATTTCCTCTATCATTTCAACCGATTTTTTTCATCAAAAATTAAACTGATCATTACTAATATAAACACGCAACTAATCCCACCAACCCACCAACCCATTGTGACTAAATGATTTGCATCCATTACCCTTTGAATTTAGATAACTCCTGGTTAATATACCACAATGATTTTTCCAAATCCTGTTTCTTATTGCCCTTGCTGTCTGCTCTTAAAATATATTTGATTGCGTTTCCTAAATTGAAACCCAAATGGAATGATTCAATTACATCAATTGCCTCGATGCCTCCAACAGATTGATAATGTTGCGGATGATCCACCATTTCACGGCTCTCATTTGTCATTTTATATTGATTAGGTAAATTTGTGCTTTTGTTTCCGGCAGTTATTCATCACCCAACTGCGCAACAAATTTAATTAGTTTTTCCATAGGTTTGACATTGGTTTATCCCAACAATCAATTCCATAAGATTTCAACAAAATATTTATCTGTGTATTCAACAAATCTTTCTTTGTTTGATCCATCTGATCCATTTCCAATCCTAGCATAAAAAATGCCTCCATTGCTGTACAGGCATTTTGGAACGTGTCCAACGCATCGGGCAATTCCGGATCATCATTTTTATTGTTCGGAAACAGAACATTCATTGTTTTTTCCAACTCCCTAATCATTTGCTTTGTCACCATCTTCACGGCCTGTTTGTTTGCCGGATGGCCCTGCCATGATCCATCAATGAAATCCAACATATTTTGCGATAATGCAAAGAATGTCAATAGTTTAATTTTGTCTGTTGTCGCTTTCATAGGTTTTTAATATTTAAAACTTCCTTTGGGAATTTATATGGATCAATACATAGGTCAATTTTAATTAATTTATAAAATATCATCATGTCCTGTATTTCCTCAATTATTTCCATTGCTTCTTCACTCGATAATTGATCCGAACATTTCACATCGCCATTTACCCATATTTGATCATCGTGCATTGTCATGATAATGCAATTTTTAGGTTTCTTACACGATTATAAACCGGCCTTTTTTCGCGTTCTGATCCATGTTCCAACCGGGAAATACAAGTTTGTAGGAATAATTTTGGATTGTCAATGCGTTCCCATGCCGTGATTTGTACCGGATCCTGATTGAAATTTGGATCGGATATTTTTTCTTTTGCCCATACAATTGCCTTTTCTCTATTTGTCATCTGATTGTCGTTTGATTTTCTAATTTGCCATCAATATATCCTGACCGGTATGCGGCCATAACTTTGTCCTGTTCAATAAATTTGTTTGCCTCATAGTATTTTAGCTTTTCAATCAACTCATCCAATGATCGCACAATCAGGTATTCATATCCGCATTCTCTTGCTTTTGCCTCAAATTCTTTTTGATTAGGTTGCTGATAATT